AAAAAAATAATTACGATACTGCTGTTGCTACTGACCATGCAGCCGGATAACGGACACCCCAATCAATTGATTTGAGTCCGATTATCCGCACACCACCGCTTAGTGCAAGCGCGGCTGTATCAACATTAATATCCAATACACCCCATTCGCCTAGCAATAGAGTTTGCGGAGGACCAAAGAAACAATATCCGCTTGTTACCTGATTCGTCGCTTTGACTGGATAATTATTTGCCTTGCCATCTTCCATAAGACAGATACCGGTTCCGGCAAATCGCTCTGTTTGTTTCATCAACCCTTGAATTGATGGCGTGGTGATGAATACAAAATTATTGAAACGTGCATTCGCGGTTAATACGTCGGTTTCGAATTCGACTACATGCGTCCATGCAAAGTTGGCTCCGTTGTCGGTTATTGAACCAATGCCGGATGTGGATGCGATGCCTGTTGGCTGACCGCTTGCACCTGAGCCATGTAATCCAACGCGGTCGATCTCAAGTCCTAATACTGCAATCAGATCTTGCGTGACAATCGTATCGACGACTGGATTGGACTGGAGTAACAGCTTGCGGCTGAAATCGGTGTAAGCACCAACTGTTTTTGGACTCATCGAAATTTGTGCAAACACTTGCTGGCTTTCGGTTACATCAGTTGTTTCGGTGGAGAGCCAGTAGGCAGTTGCGGCTCCGGTTTGTTTTGGTATGGTGATTGAATCGCGCAGCCCGGGCATTACAATTGCACCGTTGGAAATCAATACGGATTCGTTGCGCAATATCTCGACAAATGATGCTCCAAGATTTTGTGTGCCAACAAGAAAACCGCCTGCGGTGGTTGTACCAACGCTAAGATCCCGTTTGTTTGGCATCGATAACTGAATATCATATGGCACATATATGCCTTGTGGTTTTTGGCCGAGTTTTTCGGCAACAAAATTTGAACATTCATGCTCAAAATCTGCTTTGAAATTTCGCGGATCGATAAGCGACGCAAGCGCGCGCGATATACTGTATCGCTTTTTATCTTTCTCCGATAAATCGATGAACGTATCCGGTGTTTCGATTGCCAGATCATCGGATACGCGGGTATAAATATCACCCCTGAAATGCTCCGATGGCACTTTGAGATCGATAGCAGCTTTGATTAATTCCTGCATCACAGTATCACCACCTTTGATGCGGTTGCTATATTTTTTGCCGATTGCTTCAATTTCGGTTACTCGCTCGGTTTCGAGTTGCTTGAGTTCTTCTGCACTCGGCGCGGTTTTGACGGGTTCCATGTGAACCTCCTTTGGTTTTTTGGTTGTTGGTTGTTGCTCCGCGCCTTGTTGTGCTGCGGAGTTTGTTGGTTCTAATTGTGCTGACCTTCCCGCGCCGACGGTGATATCTGCCGGAACCGGAGCGCTCGACCCTTCGAGCGGTGTCCAATTCTTTGCGATATATGCACCGCATTTATTTTCTAAACACATATTTTTTAATTCTTCCGACATTTCATCTTGCTTTATCTCCTGTAAATCATTTACATAATATCCGATGGAGGTTTCTTTGCGTATGCCATCCTGAAAATCCATCCAAAAATCTTCGCCAGCTTGCGTGCGGGAGAATTTGACCATTCCACGGGTTTTTTTATCTTCATCGTTGCACCGGAAATCCAAAATACGCCCGCGCTGATCGTTGGTGTTGTGGTTGTTGCAGAAGGGTAATCCATTTTTTGCCCTCGACATATCCACTGCACCCGGTGCGTGTGATAATATTTCAAATCCATACCAGCGCAGATAGGGCGCTTCCGATGAGAATGCCATCTCGACTGTTCGATTCTCTTTGTTGATTGTATCTGCCCGCACTTCAATTATCGGGCGTATCTGAGTTTCCTTTGATACGATTGCTCTGATTTCAGATAATGTCCTAGTTTCGATTTTCATTTTTACACCTCATGTTTTCCATTTCCGTTTCCTGACTGCGCTTCTACACTTGCTTTTTTAAATTCGATAAGCGTGTCTAAAAACATCTTTGCTGTTTTTTGCGGATCGGTTTCTTGCGGCGATTTATTTTCGGTGGTTGACTTGCCTCCACCAAATACAAGCGTTATTCCCTTTTCGTTTGCGGCTCTATAATCTTCTTCAAGCTCTTGCAGTATTTCATTATAATCATCTCCCCGCTCGGCACAGATGCGGCGCGGTGATGTGGCTCCCATTAGCACACGCAATCCGTCGGATATGACTTCGGTTTGCGGATCCATATACCCCCACGCGCGACCGATGAAGTAAGGGATATTAAATTTTGCAAACGCACTGACCGGCAATGATTTACCACTCGGGACAGTAATAGCTCCTTTGAGCAGCGCTTCTTCGAGCCACCATGTGTAGATTCTTTCGAGCACGCTTTCGATGTAATCTTCCTGACAGGTTTTCCATCCGTCCTGCTCTCCCTGTACTCCATATCGGATGGATGAGAGGTTGACACTTTCGCGGTCGTTACTAAGCGATTCATAACTGACACCGGTTGCTCCGGCGATTCTGCGCAAATTTAATTTTGTAAATGGTGTATGCTCTGCCTGCGGAAATGACGGTGTGAAATCAACAAGATCTTTATCCTGAATATCCTGAACTGTCAATGGCTCCCAGTCGATAACAACATCGCCGCTAGAGTTTGTGCTTGTGCCTTTGAATTCGCCCGGTTCTTTGGAGTCGCGGTTTTTCAAAAATAACATTGTGCTTGCCGCTACGCGGGCATAGAGTACGACGGCTTCATCGAACCCTCCCTGATTACGCATGGTGGGCAGTGCAGGCGCGAGGAGCGATATGCCACGGGTTTGATTTGGATATTCTTCCGGAAATTTATGTATGATGTCGTCAGCGGAAATGCGCTCGTAATCTCCCTGAGGGTAAATTCCATACAGGTCTGTTTCTGGCGTGGTTTTGCGGATATAATATGCTACGGGTTTTCCAAATCGATCGCGCTCAACTCCCATACGGATTGTGTTACCGTTATCAAGCTTTTCATTTTTCTTGACATCCAAATAATCCGGCAATATCAGTTGTAGCGCTATACCATACTTATAATTTTTTCCGCGAACTCGACGTATGAGATATTCTCCATCGCGCACAAGCCCGGCCATATTTGTATAGCCGATTTGACGAATAGAATATTTTCCAGTGACAGAACAATTTTCCGGTTTTGTCCAATCAAGCCATGCTGATTCTACAGCGGCATTTCCAATTTTATCAAGCGATCCATCGACATTGGTTGCTTTCACTTTGAGTTTAAATCCATACGGACCGATGACATTATTTTTAAACAGCCGCACTATCTGCTGCGCATATCCATCGTTCTGCAATCGCTCGCGTGAGCGTGTGCGCACTACTTCAAGCGCCGAGTAGACATCATACTCCGGCACTCCACTCGATGATAACCAATCGTTGTTTAACCTGTTTTGTAGCGCGGCATCGTAACTGCGTTTAAGCGTAAGAGCTTTAGCAAAATTGACTACTTTGGTGAGTTGATTTTTCAAATCATCAATTTCATTTTTCTTTACCACTGATTGCGATTTATTGATCCACTTGATCATGATGCGTTCGACATTTTGATTAAAATTTTCTTTCCGGTTTCTTTTCCATTTGCAATATTATCTGCGCGTATTTCATCATCGTAGTACTGTTTATACTTTAACCACTCCTGCCTCAGTTCTGCGAGTGTCATCAACTCTATTGCCTGGCCTCCGATGGATACGCTTCGCTCTTTTTCTGTGGCACGGCCTTCGATGACCGCTTCAAGTGCATCGAGAACTTTTTTTACGTGCGAACGAATTTCATATCCAGTGGTGAGCGCGGAAATATCAACAAGCACCTCACACGCGCCTTTATATACCTGATATTGCTCGCTCGATTTTGTTACCCATCCAAAGAGCGTGTATTTGCCCGGCGTATATGCTGCCGTGGTTGCTTTTGGTATAGAAATTACAAACGATGTTCCGTCTGCAGTTGCTTGTATTGCGGTATAGGCGTTTGCGGAGTTGACCAGCCGATAATAACAGGACCAGCCATCGGCGGCGGAGTAA